CCAATCAAGAAGAAGGTTAAAGACTTGAAGAAGAAGTACAATGTTGAAATGCCTAAGGATTACGAAAACTGGAATGACCTTATGGCTGAATTCAACGACATGGATGCCCCTGTTGTTGAACTTATGTCTGAGGTTATTAAAGATTATCGCACTCGTCCTTATATTCGCATTTCTGCATACAATTCAATTCATGATTATACCGACCTTCGCTTGATCCCGGCCCGATGGGAAGATGAAGAGCATGTTTCCAACATCAAAACTTTGGACGAATTAGTTCGTCAACGTTATGAAGATGGAGATGGTGCTTTTTATGTTTACTATTCGGAATTCGTTGGGAGACACTTGTCTCCTTTTATTGGTGATGAAAATTGCACTTATCTAACTATTTCGCCAGTTTTATTCGCTTACATATTTGGTTGTAAGCGCCCTGCATTGGATACTTTGTCCTTTGCAAGTTTTTGTCAAATTTTAAGTTTTAAATGTAAAATAACCGGTACAGCCAACTATGCTAATCCTCAATTACTTAATCTTAGAGTAGAAATAAATGGAATTGAAAGATCAATCAGAGGGAATAAAGAAGCCGAAGGAAACTTCGTCAGAGCCCTCGCTAAAGCAAACCTTGAAATTAACAACCCTGACAGGGAGCGCTTTGAAAAATTGATTTTTGATACCCGTGAAAGAATAGCAACTAAACAACAATATCTTAAATTACGTCAAGAAGAATTTAATAATTTAGCATTTAGATCTGGTGATGCATTTAACTGGGAACGAGAAGAGGAAGTTGTTCCAGCTATGGATTCGCAAGAAACTCAAGCTGAAATTTCTCCCGTATTTGAAGTCGCCCAAAACACTGCATTATCAACAGAAGCAATAGAAACCGTAACTGAAATCATGGATCAACCGCCACCATCTATGTTATCGGAGCTTCTCTCCGATCAAACTCATAAATATCCAACTTTAACTGATCGTTTTATTTTATTTGATACCATTATATTAGATTCAACAGTTTTAAAAGGTCAAGTAATTAAGCAATATCACATGCCTGCCGATTTTATTTTAGCCAAATGGGACACCACTAATATGTTACCATTTAGATCTTTCGAATTTTTCCGTGGTGGTGTTGCCATGAAATTTCAATCAAACATACCCAAAACATCTCAATTTTACGTGCGGTATGGTGTAGTTTATCATTGGCTCCAGAGGGATCGTCGTGGTGAACTTGTGAATGTGCACACTACTTCACAGCAACCAGGTGGTCGTATTCACGGCCATTTGGCTCCATCCGATGAAGTGGTTGTGCCCTTTTTCTCGTACACCCCAACTATTCCTATTTTGCCTAATTCAACTATGCTTAATCTCTATTATTTTACCATATCAATTATAGCTTATACTGACTTTGAAGTGGCCACTGGAGCCATTCCAAACGCAGAATTAAATGTTTATGCTAAGTTTTTGCCTGATTTAGAATTTAATGGAATGAGAGCCATCCGTGGCGCCATTCCTGATTTTGATATTCCAAACCCTGCTCCAGCTTGGACCTCCAGCGATGTTAGCCCTGCTATGCTCTCATTAGGCACAGCAGTTGGCGCAAAAGCAAAAGGTGCAGCAACGCAGATGATTGGTGCTACAGCAAATGCCGCTCTTGGAGCAGCAAATTCTATAGTACGTGGAACTTTAAAATCAGCCACTAATATTCTCACTAAATCAGTTGAAAAGTCAATTTCTCAAGGCCTTTCTTCCCTGGGTTCTAATCGAGATAAGCCCACAGATTTGCATAATAATGTTCTCCATCAGAGAGCTATAACAAATATTGCAAGTGGATCTGGTCTTTTTGCTGCCGACTCATATCGGTTGCAAGAGGCTGGGTCAACCCCACATCCATTAGAATTAGTAGGAAAAGAAAAATATGATAGTATTAATAAGATTATAGAAACAGAAGGCTTTGTAAATTCATTCACTGTAACCACAGCTCAAACTCAAGGTCATCATTTAGCCTCATATAAAGTAGTTCCTGGGAATCTTAGTCCTTTAAATATTCCAGGAAATTATCCTAATAACATTTCAGCTTGGACGCCACTTGACCATATGGCTGGGTGGTTCCTTAATTATCATGGTAGAATTCATTTTAGATTTGTAGGAGTTATAGATGGCTTTAAGACCTTCCGCCTTAGAGTTGCTTTTGTTCCAAATAGAAATAATTTAACGTATGAAGATTCAGATTCAGTTTATTACGAAACTTTTGATTTTGGTGCATCACTTGATGCACAGTGTTCTTTCGATTTTATTACTCCTTATATTCATAATCAAACTAACTTAAATATGCGAAGAGTCACTACTGGCTCTTCTCAACTGCCAACCGCTTTCCAAAGTGGTTCTGTTCATGTATTTTTAGAAGTTAAGATTAATATGCCAGCTGCTCTTTATCCATCTTGTGACATTTTAGTTTTTAAAAGGGCTCAACCCGGTGAATTTGTTTTCTCAGTTCCTCGCAATAATGTCTCACTGCTTAAAGTTACTGAATCAGATGTCCCTCCGACTCCTGATCCTGAACCTCCACTCCCTGCTTGGAATAATTTTAATTTTGAATTTGTGTTCACCGGTATTGCCGTTGTTGGTGAACTTTGGACTGCGAATGTTTCAATTAGGAGGGAAGGTGTAATTCTCGCTACTCGCATCATTGGCACCCTTACGGGCAATGCTGTTTTTCTTGTATCTGGAGCTTCTGCTTATAGGAGCTCTACAAATCCAAATCTCATGTCAACTGTTATCACATTGCAAGTACAGCCAACTCCCCCGTCGATTACCAGTATTGTCCGTATTGTGTACTCTGGTGTTGGTCAAGAATCTGAGGCAGTGAATGCCCCCATCATTGTTGGTAGTAGTAGTGTTCCTTGGTCATTCCAATATCAAGGAGTTCTTCCTGTTGTCACATCTGATGAAATTGAACCTGCTGGTGATCTCCGCGAGGAGTGTACCGATGCAGCCCCCATAACACCTGGGTTAACCACCTTTGATGTCGGGTTGCAGGGAGAAGATCACATGCACTTGTACGAAAATCTCAGAAGGTTTAATTTTTGGCATGAACAAACTTTCCAAACAGCTGAAAGCACACATGGTTATCGTGTTTTAGCTTTGCCTTGCAATTTTGGAGCTGCTTTGCTCCGTCAATTTTTAACCACTCAACAACGATCAGACAAGATAACCCACTTGCATGATTGTTTTAGAATCTCGAGAGGTGGCCTCCGCTACCTCTTCAATATTACTTCAACTGCAAATGGAGTAATTAGAGTTGTTCATGTTCCACAAGCTACAGAATATCCTTTTACTGATGCTGAACAACTCGCACCACTTCCATATAAAAATTCTGGATTTGGTGAATCAATAATCTCATTGCAACAGAACAATATCTCAGTTCATGAATTTCCGATGTATCTCCCCACCAATTGTGTTTTGAACGCTAGTTATCTCTCAGAAGAATTGTTAACTAACATTTCTCAAGGACTTGGCGTTATAGAACTCTATTGGCAGGGACCGGAAGCTGTTGTAACGGTTAACATCAGCCGTGCTCTTGCGGACGATGCCCAAATGTATCTTTTCAATGGTTTCCCCTTAAGGGAAAACATTGATGCTGGACCTGGATTAAATTTTTATCCTGGTCCTGCTCTTTTGGAGGATATCTCCCCTGCAATGGAGTATGATGAAGATGAAGCCAGGGATGTTGTAGGCCCAGCCTTATTGTTTAGTAAAGATGAAAAGAAAGCAATTAACAAAGCCATTGAAAGCATTGAGCAGACTAGCAAGTCTGTTCAGGATTTTTGTGATTTTATGAGCGGTGATGGAGGTGGAGGGCTCTTAGGAACTCTCTTCATTCAAATCGCTCATTGCATTGTTAACCCAACTATCTCAACTTTTTGTCTCTCAATTTTTCAAATTTTGGTTAGTTTTAAAATAGTTACTCTTTCATGTCTCACTAGAGTTTCTAAAATTTTAGAGGGTGTTTGGTCCTCAATCTCGTCTAGCATTTTCCCTGCTGGATTTGATGATGATATAGACACTTTCTCTGAATTAGCATCCACTATTGTTACTGGTTTAGTTAGCTATTTTGACCCTAACTATAAGAAGAAAGTCTGCTTCACAGAAAAACTTTCATTCCTCACTGAGAAATCAGCCACTGTTCATGTTCGCGTTTTAGAATTTATCAAGTCAATTTTTAGCTACATCAAGCGCGCAACCTCATTTATTGTTAATAAATTGTTCCCTGATTCCATTTTTGCCAAATACCTTAACGACAATTTCATTGAAACTTGGATCCAACGAGCTAGTATCGTTTCAGACCCAGTTAATTGGAATAAAATTAGGGGACACAGGCAAGCTTCGGAATTAGTTCTCAAACTTTCAAAGCAAGGAGAAAGCATTCTCCTACATGTATCTCGCCAAAAGAATCAAAAAATTTATGGCATAGTTCTACGAGCACTTAATGCTCTAATTAAAATTAAAGATAAGATCGCAATCAAAGCTCATCTTCCTATGGTTAAACATGACCCGTTTCACTTTTATATCTTTGGTACTGATTCTCAAATCGGCAAGTCTGAACTTTTAACCGGATTAGTCGAAGAAATTCTTATTGAGAATAATATCAACAGAAAAGAAGAAGTTGAAATAAGTTATGTTGTACCAGAGCAGGATGAATACTGGAATAATTATGTAGACCAGAAGGGTGTAGTCTTCGATGACTTTATGAGGCTAATTCCTGATAAAGCTAGTCAAAGTGATTGTGCTTACTTGTGTGGCCTCAAGGGAGAGGCTCACTGGGAAGTTCCAAAAGCTTTTGAAGATAAAGGGTGTCAAAGCATGTGCCGTGTCATTGGCAGTGCTTCCAACTATAGTCACCCCACCCATATTGGTTTGCCAAATTACAAGATTGTTTGGTCCCGCCGAAATCTCTGCTATGAAGTGAGAGCGAATCTCAACATCTACGCTCACTGCAAAGCCTGCGAAATTTTTAGCTTTAATTGTGCTGATTGCAAAGAAGCGAATTATGAGCCATGCCAAATTTGTGAAGATGAGGCAAAGCTCTTTTCCGTTGAATGCATGCACTGTTTGAATCTCAGTAGAGCTAAATTTAAGGATCGCTTCCATCTCGAATTCAAGAGATATGACCCAGTTGCTAAACCCTTAAGGCATATTGGCAATTGGATTACTTATCACGAATTCGTGAAGGAGGTGAAGGTCACAGCTTCAAAGTTCATCAAACAGAATGAAGCTAGGTACGCTGAAAAAGTGGCCGAATTGGGAGATCGCATTGGCGATAAGAAATTTAATAATCTCAGCGTACCCACGTCCGTACACGACGACTTTAGAGATCTGTGTACCTCGGAGTTCTTCCGAGATGTTGTTGGAGATTGTGTTCTTCCAGCAGGGCTTATGTCTGATGTGTTAACTTTCCTTAAAATAAAACAACCGGAAATTCACGTCGCTCTTACGCCCCACTGGAACTGTGATCACCACCAAATTGCAGAACTAGGTATCGTTCCATTGACGTATGACCCCGTAACTTGGGGTCTTGGAAATCGGGTCGTCACATTAAATTGTACCGAACCGATTTGCTGTTGGAAAGATCTTAGAACTGAATATTGGAGAGGCTTATACGAACGCCTCCGACAAGAAGAACAAAATATTCCTGACCAATTCCCTCGCAAACATAACGAAGAGGAACAAGTGGAGTGCAAATCCATATATGCTAACATGCTTGCAAAAATTGAAGCCAATAAATGGTTTGAAGATAAGAAGAAACTGCGCAAGCAGATAGCACTTGGGATAGCATTTTGCACTGCACTTGCTACTAGTTGTTATCTTTGGAAGGGAATTAACAAGGAAAAGAAAGAGAAGGTTGAAGCCAGAGATATTTGGTGGAGTCAGCGTAGAAACGCAGCAAAAGACGTCCTGAGGACGTACGATTGTTTTGATCTCCCGACTCTGGAAAAGGGAGATACATCGCTCCCTGCTCTATGTCCCGCTTTGATGGCCAGTGATGATGTTAAGACCAAGTTTGTCTCGCGTATAAAAGCCTTTGTCACCCGACCAATAAAGTGGCAATCAGCACGAGCAACACCTGCCGGACCAACTGAATTTGATAGCATGAAAAAATGTTACGAAGAGTCCACAATTGATATGAAAGACCCATCAGGCAAAATCATTGCTCGATGTGTCTCTATCAGCCCTGGAGTCTACTTAACTCAGATCCATTCATTTTCATCTGTGATTGTTAGAACCAGCGCCTTATTACTTGCCACTCGTCAAGGCTGTCACGACGGCTTTTACGATTGGGATTTAGATTGCGTTGGTCACGGTCACAGTGACGAATGTTTAGACATGTCTCTCAAATTGCAGAAAATTTCCTTTACAAAAAGAACCAAAGAAGGTAAAGCTATTAAGATCTATTTAACCTTGAAGGAATTCATGGATATGAATGATGGTAAATTTGGAATTGATAATGGTGGTTCTGACATGGTAACATTCAAGCTCAAGCTTGAACATTTTTCTACTCCACATATTGGAAAATATCTGGTTAGTGAGAGAAATAATTACGTTGATGTCAATAATCTTCATTTTTATGACCCTGGTTCCATCAGCTTTACAAAAGAGAAAGAAGATGCAAAGGAAATATGCGGCGAAAAGATCAAAATCGCTAGCTCTGGCAAAATAACATCATCCTCGAATAATCTACATCAAGCGAGGAATGCCCGACCTGTAGCCGAACAATTTCATTTCCCTTATGAGAAGTGCAGAATGTGGGCTTCAGGCGATACTAAGTGTGTGCTTTATGGTTACAGCATCGAAAACCCCAAGCGCGGTGAAAATAAATCTGCGTGCGGGAGTGTTTTATTCGATAAGAGCACATGCACAATTGTTGGGGTTATGAGTGCGGCTTCTGATAGCCACTTATACTTCAACGCCCTCAGTAAAGAACAAGCGAAGAAAACTTGCGACCAACCAACACCAAGGAAGGGTGAAGTTGATGAAATGTTAAGGAATGCGCGCGATGCAAATGGAAAAGAAATTAAACTTGCTGAACCTAGCACATCAATGATAACTTTGCCAGCTGATGTTTCCATAATGTCAGTTAACAATGAAGTTGGTGGTGCAATGAACATCTTTCACACAACAAAAACTACCATCAGAAAGAGTCGATGTCATGAAGTTTTCGGTCCTGTGGTCCGTGCTCCCTGTAACTTGAGTCAAAATGGTGATAGAGGTCAAACAGCAATGGTGAATGCGTTAGTGCAGTACAAACCGCATAAACCTTTTCCTGAACAACACATATTGGAAGCTCACAAAGATGTGACAGAAATGTTTAAGGCAGATTGCCCTCCCATAATGCCTTTAAGCCATAAAAGGGGCATTTTTGAGGCAGTTTGTGGAATTCCCGGAGTAGTTCCTCGTTTAACAATGAGTACTAGTCCTGGTTTTCCATGGTGCTGCAACAAAAATACCTCAAAGAAATCTGATGTATTAGAATTTGATGAAGATGGAAATTTAATCAAAATCCAAGAACATCTATACGATCAGATAAAATTGGCTGAAATGCAGATGGAAGAGGGCCTTGTGCCTTTAACAATTTTCCAATGCGCGCTAAAAGACGAACGCTTAAGGCTGGACAAGCTTGATAACGTGCGTCTTATCCAAGGGAGTCCCTTGGAGTTAACAATCAACACGCGAAGATATTTGATGGATTTCAACGCAGCATTCCAGCATCATCGAATGAAACTGGAACACTGCGTTGGAATAAATCCTGACTCTTTGGAATGGCACGAACTAGCAGTAGAATTGCTCTCCATGAGCAATTATATCTGCGTTGGTGATTTCAAGAAGTTCGGACCTAGGTTGCTAGATTTATTTGTCATCGATGACCATGAAACAGAAGTTGAGTGGTATAAACATTTTGGTGGTGAGGAAGTAGATGCGAGTACAGCTCGCAAAATGCTAGCAAAGCGAACAGCACATAGTTTGAATCTTGCATTTGACACGGTTGTAAAGCTGTGGTGCGGGAGTCCTTCTGGTGCTATCAACACTGTAATAAGAAATTCGAAAGCAGCGATGCGCTATATGCGATGTGCTTGGCTTGGAATAATGAAGATGGGTCTTCATTTGTTTCGAAAGTATGTAAAGTTTTTCTGTTATGGCGATGATGTGATCTTTGCTGTCCACCCCGATGTTATCGATAGATTTAATAACCAAACCATCTCCGATTACTTCGCGCAATTCGACGTCACTTACACCGACGTCCTTAAAAATGGTACAATGCGCAAGTATTGTACGCTAGAGGAAGCCACTTTCTTAAAAAGGGGTTTCCGTTTCTTTACTGACACACCCATGAAACCTGGGGTGTGGATTAGTGTACCCGATTATTTCGAGAGTATCGATATAACTAACTGGGTACGAAAACCTAAAGGTACCAAAACCGGATCGGATATTGAAAACATCCTTACTGAAGCAGCAATAAGTAATTGCGAAGATGCTATCAGGAAACTCTGGGCGCACGGAAGATCAACGTTTGAAGCGTTCCAGACCAAGGTTCGAGATTTTTGGGCACCTTTGCGGCCGATACGAATGCCAACTTACTATACATTCGAAGGATTGCAGCGTGACTATGGTATACCTGTCTATGGAGACAGAGAAATAGTTAAAGCTGTGTTCCCCGAATATCCGTTCGATGGCACCGCGCAAACCAAATCAGGGGATCCTGAACCGTCACCTCCAATATTAGGAAGCGTCTTAACCGAGTGTTCGCACAAGGAAGATAGGCGTCGTAATTCTAATACTTGGTCTGTAACGGACGAAAACGTTGGTACGCCTGCGTCTAGTCCCACGGTAACCCAAACACAGTGTAAAAGGGTCCCAATCGTATCAAACTTCCATACCTTTGAAGAAAATCATCAAAGTGTATATTTCAACACGTGAGGCACGTGGTTTGGGTTAGAATCCCATAAATACCTCATAGAACCTCATCGTTTTGAAAGGG